CTGGTCCTGCCACTTGCGCGTGCGCAGGCTGCCTTCCACGTAGACCTGCGAGCCCTTGCGCAGGTACTGGCTGGCGATCTCGGCGAGCTTGCCGCCGAAGACGACGGAGTGCCACTCGGTGTGCTCGCGCATCTCGCCCGACTGCTTGTCGCGCCAGCGGTCGGTGGTGGCGATGGTCACGTTGGCCACCTGATCACCGCTCGGGAAGGTGCGCATTTCGGGGTCGCGCCCCAGGTTGCCGACGATGATCACTTTGTTGACAGATGCCATGGTTGGCCTTTCGTGTGTGCCTGCCGCCCTGCGCGGCAGGTGTTGCTTACTTGATTTGCAGGCGCTCGGATTGCTCCAGGCGCGCGCCCTGCACGTCCTCGCCGGCGTCCAGCGCTTCCTTGACCGCCTTCTTGTCAACGGCAGGTTCGACCACCGGCGCCTTCCAGAACTTGGCCGGCACCAGCGCCTCTTCGAAAAGCACCACCCGCCCGGGGTTCTTCCGTCGGCTGACTTCGAAGAGGGGGCAGGTGATCTTCTGGACGCCCAGGTCCTGCATGGTCTTGAGGACGCGCATGCGCAGTGACTTGGAGCGGTTCAGGTACGTCGCCTTCAGGGCCTGCAGGCGCTCGATCTCTGCGTCGATGGCGGCGATGGGGGCTTCGATGTTCCGCGCCACCATCTCGTAGCCCTGGACCTTCTCCTCCAGGGCCATCTGCTGCTCGCTCCCCTCCAGCGTGTCGGCGATGGTCTGGGCATCGAAGTCCATCTCGGAAAGCCGGTCGGCCAGGGCCAACCACTCCCCGGTCAGCTGGTACAGGGTGATGCCCGTCATGTCGCTTCCTCCTTCGGCACCAGTTCGCGGTAGCGCCGGTTCTTGGCGGCCTTGACCCCGGCGTGATGCTCTTCCGGAAGCATCTGCATGGCTGCCTCGTAGTTGGTGCGTAGCACCTCGGAGGTCGCGCTTTTTGCGATGTTCTCGATGATGGCGCGCACGTCAGGGGCGCTCGCGCCGCTGTCCAGCCAGGCCAGAAGCTCGCGGCCCGTGTCCTCGGTGACGGGCTGGGGGTCGCGCCGGCTGAAGAGGCCCGTCCGGTCTTTGCTGGCCGTCGCGTAGTTTCCGTCGTGCACCAGGTCCAGGGCGATGGTGAACTCGTACTCCAGGCCGTCGCGCTGTTCGGCCTTCATGCCGAGCTTGACCACCTTCTTGCGGCCGTTCTCCTCGGTCTGCGCCGTCTCGGTCTTGGCCCGCGTCGTGGCAATGATGTGCATGGGGCTCTGCAGGATTGCGTCCAGCAGCGCACGGTGGCGCGGCGTCACCTCGTTCCATGCGCTCCAGGAGTTACCCCGGAACTTCGCCTTGGCGATCTCGTCCACCAGCTCCAGGCAGCCGCCAACGCCCGACCATTCGTGCGACAGGCTGTCGATCACCAGGGTTTCGTAGCCGGCCTGCTCTGCCGCACGGATCGCCTGGATGTATCGCTCGGGCGAGTAGGGTGCCGACAGGTTCAGGGAGTCGAACTCCATGATGTCGCTGTAGAGGGAGGCGCTGTCGCGCTCCGTGTCGATGACGGCGGTGCGTGCGCCGATGCCCTTGGCGAGCAGCAGGGCACTGTAGGTCTTGCCGGAACCGCTGGGGCCGGAAAGAGCCAGCCGTAGCTTGGCTTTCTTGCGCGTGGCCTTGGTGAATTGCATCTTTCGCTCCTGGTCAGAAGGGGAGTTTTTGGCGCTCGCTGGCGGGCAGGGCATCGACGCCGCTGCTGAACGTGCTGACGCCGCCGAGGGGGCGCGCGGGCTGCGGTGCATGGCGGATGTCCAGGCCGGCCAGCCGCTTTTGCTCGGCCGTGCCGCCGCCCTGGGCGATGACTTGGCGCAGCGCGGCCACGCGCCCGGGCACGCGCTTCAGGTTGTTGTTCATGAATACCTCGGTGGTGGAAATGAAAACGGCGCTCAGAAGGCGCCGGACGTGAGGGCGGCCAGACCGAACGAGACGGTGCTCAGGCCGAGCCAGAGGAATGCGTGGAGCAGGTAGTTCATCAAGCCTCCGCGCTGGCCTTGGAGATCAGTTCGTCCAGCTTCTGGACTGAGCCCAACGGGTAGCCGAAGTGGTTGCCATCCCGCACGAATGCCTGGAACTCCTTGAGCAGATCGAGCATTTCGGGCGCCGCAGCGATCAGCGCCCGGTTCCGTGGGGCAATCGACTCGCCCACCATGTACCCGCCGTAGGCTTCGACATGATCCGACCCGCTCATCTCTGGCACGGGGTGATCGGCCACCACGGCGCCGTAGTGCTTCCCGATGCGCCACGGCCCGGGCGTGTGTTTGTTCGTCATGCTCTTTCTCCCGTGGATTTCTTGAGTGCCTTTTCGGCGAGGTCCACTTCCCAGAAGTGGTTCCAGGACGTTGTGTGGCCGACGCCCTTGAAGCCGGCCACGCCCGCGCTGTCTTTGACGATGGCCAGCATGGCCTGGAGCGCGTGCGCGAGCCCGCCGTTGATCTCTGCCATGCGCAGCAGCTCGTCGGTGTTGGGGTGCTCGCGCGTCATGAGCTGGGCTCCTTCTCGCGGGCGCGCAGCATGGCGTCGGCGGTCTTGATGGCGGCCATTGCGTTCACCCATTGCTTTTTCTGATCCGACGCTTCAGCTACCTTCTGTTGGTGGAATCGCACAAGGCGCTGGGATTCGTAGGCCATCGCGGCGGCACACATAACCGGATCAGTGATTGGGTGGTAGTCGGACGCAGGCCACGAGCCAGAGTGACCGCCGCAGATCACCTCATCTCCAGTGATCTGGACGTACTCCGTGTGGAATCCGCCGCCATTGCCCTCGGCTGACACGCGGACGAGCGTCCCACGCTGCATGTAGTAGCCGCCTACTGTGACGGGCTGGGGGTTGATGAGGTGTTTCATTCGAGACCTTTCAGGCATTCAAGATGACCGTCCTTCCAGACGGGTGTGAGGCCCTCGCAGGCCCGGGCCGCGCCGCGCGCCAGGCGCTGCTCCTGCGCCGTGGGCTGGGGCTCCTGTGCGCCTGCATCAGCGCAGCCGCTCAGGGTCAGCAGGAGCAGGGCGGCCAGCACCAGGGCGACCATGAAAAAAGCCCGCTTCTTGAGGGCGGGCTTCTTGCGGCGGGGAAGGCGTTGGAGTTGGATGGGCGGGGTCATGGGGACTCCTTGGCGGCTAAGGTTGCAGCGGGTGCTGCTGCACACGGGCCGTCATGTCCTTGCGCACGGCTGCAGGTCCAGCCGGCAGGCGGCTTGTCGCAGGATGCGGGCGCGGCCTTTTCGGCCATCATTTGGATTTCCTCAGCCAGCTCATCAAGGGTGTTGAAGTACTCTTGATTCGACTCGCTCATCTCGACCGCGCCAGTGTCTGGGTCGTAGCTGCCGCGCTCGTCAAGATGCGCCTGAGCCTTTGCCTGGATGTGCGCAGCGGCAGCCAGCAAACCGGCATGTGTCGAGGGCGCTGCAGGTGCCTGGGCCTGGGGTAATGCTGCCAGCGCAGAGCGGATTGCAGCATCCCAGACAGGGCGGAAAGACTCCCCATCAACAGCCTCATTCTTCGCGCGGAAGCCATCTGCAGATTCGGAATTCCACCAGTTTTCAAAATCCATCATGCTGTGTCCTCAGATTGCATCGGCGCTGAACTCCAGCGCCTGGGGTTGGGTTGCGAGCGCGGCGCGCACCAGCTCGGGCGGCATCGGCTCTGCGAACTGGCGCTGCAGCGCGGCTTCGAGAGTTGCGCAGCGGGCCTCAAGCTCCATCAGCCGGAACTCGGCCAGGGCAGGGTGGCGGGCGACGGTTGCGGCGTCAGGCAGCATTGCGTGCCTCCTGCCGGGCCTGGCGCTCCAGAGCGGCCGCAATGGCCTCGCCGCGCGACTCCAGCCAGAAGTCGATCAGCACGCGCAGCAGCGGGTACGCGGCTGGGCTGGCCATCAGCTCCGAGAACGCGGCGCGCACCGGGGTGTGATCGCTGTCCAGCGCCGTGGACAGGATCTCGTCTGCCGACCAGCGGTATTCAGGGCCGGGCACGTTGCAGGCGAACCAGTCGTCGGCACGGGCCGGCACCAGGGCGTCGCGGATCTGGCGCGCTGCCTGGACAGCCCAGAACTCGCTTGCGGCCTCGTCGTCGCCCAGGCGCCTGGCGTGGGCATCAGCGTCCTGGCTGGCGAGGCATGGGGGGCGGGCGTTCATGGCGTGCTCCCGGTGGCTTTGGCGACGGCGGCGCGGGCCTCGGTCACGGCGCTGTACAGACTGCTATCCGAAGAGGCCTGCTCGCACTCGCGGACGATGCGGCTGAACCAACCTTGCGCCTCAAGGTTCTGAAGCGCATTCAGCAGCTCGGGCGCGGCGGCGATCAGGCGGGCATTGGCCTTTGCCTCTGGCGTGTGCGGCAGAAAATAGCCATCCCAACACTCGGCAATTTGCACGCCACGTGGCAAACCTTCTGGCTGGTGCATAGGAGAACGAACCCAGGTTCCCATCGCTTCCCATGGGCCCGGGGTGTGCTTGTCTTGCATGAAGCCTCCTTACGGCCCGCAGGCCATGAAAAAAGGCCCGGAGCGGTGAAGCTGCGGGCCAGTGGAAAGAGCCGGCGCCCGGATGGGCACGCCTGGGGAGTTGAAGGTTGGGAGGAGATAGTCCCCCAGGGCCCGGCTGGAAAGTGGTGGTGAAGGTCGATGAAGCCGGGTCAGAACCCACTCCAAAGGTTGAGATGCCGAAATGGCTCCAGCTCCATCGCGGCGGCGTCCTGGGGGCAGGGCGCCTGCGTGATGGGCCGGCACGTGGCCGGCTATGTCTCCCAGATATCGCCCTGGGCCCACGTGCCCCATCGCATGGAGGCAAACAGTGCAGGTTCTTCCGGCCGCTGCAGGCCTCCACCCTGGGCCTCAGAAGGGCGCAGACCTCGGCGGCTGCTCAGATCGGGGATTCCGTCTCTGCCTTCTTCATCGGCTTGCTCGCAGCTGAGACACCTCAGGGTGCAGGTGCTGGACTGCGATGTCGTTATCTTACCCAAGGGTAAGAATCAATGCAATACCCATAGGTAAGATATTTCGTCACACTCGGTCCATTCCGCTGATCTGCGCCAAAAGGCGCCGAGCAGGGAGTCAAAAAAAAAGCCCGCTCAGGGCGGGCTAGGTTGTTTGGGGAGGAGCGTTACGGCTTCTGTTGCGTCGGCTGTGTGCCTGCCGCCGGCACGTTGATGATGATGGGCTGCTGCGCCGGCTGGGGTGGAGCTGCCTGTGGAGCAGGCTTTCCAATGCTCCAGATCGTACCCATCACTCCAACGATGCCGGCCACGGAGAAGGCAGCCAGTCCCATCAAGGCCACATGTGTCCAGCGATGGTTATCCACGATGGCCTTGTGCATGTCGGCCTGACCCTTCGCGATGTCGGCGCGTAGGGCGGCGAAGTCAGCCCTTGAGGAGTTGGTGAACTCCAGCCAGTCTGCCTTCGTTTCTTTGCGCAGCGCATCCATGCCTTCCTTCGAGCCCTTGCGCAGCACGTCCAAGTCCTCCTTGGTGGCGTGAAGCAAGACATCTAAGTCGGCCTTGGTCGGCAGATTCTTGACGGCTTCCTCAAGGGCAGATACGCGGGCTTCCATGTCTCCATTATGGGGTGGCCCACCAGAATCTCCAAGGCCATGCCTTCGCGCCGCAAACATCATTATGTGGTCATTAAAATCGGTTTTCCTATTACTCACCATCTTTCTCTACTTTCAAGGCAGAGTACATGACATCAAGAAGTAATTGTGCTTGAGGGTGAAGCTTTTTGTATCCTATCATCTTCATTAGAAGTCTTATGCCATTTTCTATTTCTATTGCTTTTTCCGGGCTTTCTCTAGCTGTAACCTTAAGGGAGCTTCCAATAGCCACCCCAAGGACAACTAATTGCTGTCCAATCTCTTCAAACAACTCTTCTGGCTTTAGTTCTTGGTCGTCATTATTTTCCACATTATTCCTCAGAATTGTTCACTACGCCAAACGGTTAAAACCTTCCCTATGACCTCAAAATATGGGTTCTCTGGGGAAATTTCGAAAGGAGGGTAGTCTGGGTTTTTGGATATAGCGCGCAAACGGAAGCCAGGGCCGTCGAATTCTGGTATCCGCTGCAAAAGCTTTATGTAGCCTTCATTGCCAACGCGGAAGAAATAGGCACCCTCGTGGTCAACTGTCTTTACTCCTAGGTCCACCAAAATTGGGTCGCCGGGATTGAACATTGGTTTCATTGACGGACCAAAGCCAGTGACGATGCAGAGATTCTTTACTCCTGAGTGAATTGGAACGTTGATTCTTAGCCAGTCATGCGTCACGCGCCAGCTGCGGATTTGGCCGGGCGGGTTGTCCTCAAGGTTGAAACCGTGGCTCATTCCGCCACCTGTATCTTCGAACTGGCGAATGATCAGATCGGGCGGGCCCCCACCGGCCGACGGCGCCTCCGATGGAGCGGAAGCATGCACCTGACTCTCTGCATGACGCTGTGTCTGGTCAGCTTGCTCCCCTGCCTCATTCGCCAGGTGTTCCATGAACTCAGGGAAGGCCTTCTGAAGCACCTCGACGGTGTCCTCGCCCATGCGCTTCATGCCATTTTTCCCTTCTGGATACAGCATTCGAGAGACGTAGCTGGAATCCTTGCCGATCTTCTGGGCCACCGCACTGATGCCGCCTCGGCCCAGGCTGTCCACCAAGGCTCGAAGTGCCTTGCGGCGTTGTTCGTACTTATCCATGCGCTGATTCCACCAGATGCTTACCTGTCGGTAAATTGTCCATGGGTATTGCTTTAATCTTACCCATGGGTAAGAATTGAGGCATGGACAAACTCCTCACCTACCTCAACGGCCTGCCCAAGGCCGACCGTCAGGCCTTCGTCGCACGCTGCGACACCAGCGAGGGCTACCTCCGCAAGGCCATCAGCAAAGGGCAGCGCTTGGGCGAGAGCTTGTGCATTGCCATTGACCGCGAGTCGGGCGGCGCCGTGCGCTGCGAAGACATCCGCACCGACGTGGACTGGGCCTACCTGCGCAACACGGCAGCCGCCCAACCCCAGCAGCCGGCCCAGGCCTGAGGCCTGCACCGCAACTCCCCGCGCGCTGCCCTGACGGCTGCCGCACCCCGAATCCCGATCCCAAAGAAGAACTGCCTGGAGGGCAAACGAACCATGTACGCCGACCCGAGCCACATCCGCAAGCACCGCGTGAACCTGTCGCTGAACGACGCAGAGGACCGCCTGGCCGAGGCCATGGCCGAGTTCAACGGGATGCAGAAGTCTGTGTTCCTGCGGGAGCTGATTTTGGAAGGGCTGTCTCGATTTCATGGCGGCAATTCTCGCGACGGTGCTACCGAAAAGCGAGCAGCACAACAGTGACGCCTCAGCGTCTTTCGAGCACCGATTGCGTAACGCGGAAATGAACTCCAGTGCCAAAACCTCGACACCTCCAGCAGCTGGACCTGACGGCCCAGGAATCGGCTGCGCTGGATGCCTACGCCCAGGCGCACGGGCTGACGCCCGAGCAGGCGGCCACGAAGCTGGCCCAGCAGACGCTGGCTGCCCGCTACCGACTACCCAAGCAGCAAGGCCGTGTGCTGCCCTTCAGGAGGCGGTCATGACCACCGCAGGACTTTTCAGTAACGCAAATGTGTTGATCGGGAGCGCGGCATGAGCAGCAACGTCCCGCCCTTTGCCGTTGTACCCATGGAGGTTGTCACCGACCGCCGCCTGACGCTTGAGCAGACCCGCGTGCTTGTTGCCCTTTTCTCGTTCCGCAACAAGGCCACCAACACCGTTTGGCCGTCCCGCGCAGAGATCGCCGCGCGATGTGGCATGCACCCCTCCAACATCAGCTCTGCCACGACCGCCCTGGTGAACTTCGGATGGCTGAAAAAGGATGGATTGGGGGGCTACTCCAAGTCCACGCGGTACACGCTGGAAGTGCCTGAAATCCTGGCTGAAAAAGTAGCCGATCAGGCTACGGTAGCCGAACGGGCTACGGTAGCCGATTCGGCTACTCAAACGGTAGCCGATCAGGCTACACGCGTGGTAGCCGATTCGGCTACACGCAAAGAACATACCAAAGAACATACCAAGGAACAGAAGAAGACAACGCGCGCATCCGCGCCCGTTGCACCTGTTGTCCCATCGATCCCGAAACCTGATGGAGTGACCGACCAGACCTGGTCCGACTTCCTGCAGCTGCGAAAGCGGGTGAAGGCAGAGGTGACGCTGACCGCCTTGGACGGCATTGCCCGAGAAGCAGCCAAGGCTGGCTACAGCCTGGAGGACGCTCTGACGACCTGTTGCGCCAATGGTTGGCGCGGATTCCGGGCCGACTGGGTGCAGTCGCGACAGCAGGGGCAGCTGGGCGGCCAGGGCTGGCAGCAGGGAGGGGGCGCCGGCAGCACCGGCCGCCCGTTCGTGTGATGCGCGGCCAGGAGCCTCTGCTGCAGATGCGCCGCGCCGGCTACCTGCCGTGCCGCACAGCCTGGGTGACCGACAGCGACAGCCAGCTCCATGCCTGGTTCTCGCGCAACTGGCACCGGGACCGCAACGAGTTCACCGACCAGCAAGACCCGCACCTGCACGTTGATGAGGGCGATGTGCCCGAGTTGCTGGACTTCTGCTGCCTCGTCGGCATGCAGGTCTGCCTGTTCGGCCAGCGCGGAGACGACCGCGCGCGGCGCCTGTTCGCCGCAATCCGCAAAGCCGGCGCTGGCCTGTTGGTCTGCGCCCGGGACGAAGAAATCTGGTTTTACACGAAGGAGCAAGGCGGCAATGGCAAACGTCTTCACGCTTGACGACATCGATTTCGCGGCCTACGAGCAGGAGACGGACGCACAGCGCAAGGTGCTGCCCGCTTCGCTGTGGGTTCAGAAGCTGATCGACCGCATCGAAACCCCGGTGAAGGTGCGCCAGCGCCTGCTGCCGTGGAAAAAGACCCATGGCCTGGCCCAGTTCCGCCCCGGCGAAGTCACGGTCTGGGCCGGCGCGAACGGCAACGGCAAGTCCATGGTGACCGGCATGGTGGCCCTGAGTCTGTGCGCCCAGGGCGAGAAGGTCTGCATCGCCTCGTTCGAAATGAAGCCCGAGCGCACCCTGGAGCGGATGGGCCGCCAGTTCTCTGGCATGAACCCTGAGGCGGTGGGGGCGCGTGGCAGCGACCAGGCCCGCCGCAAGCTGATCGATGTGTACGAGCAGTTCCGGGATTGGACCGACGACAAGCTCTGGCTGTACGACCAGCAGGGCACCGTGGACTGGCTGCAGGTTTGCGCCGTGGCCAGGTACGCCGCAAAGGTGCTGGGCGTCACGCAGATCTTCATCGACTCGCTCATGAAATGCGTGCAAGGGGAGGACGACTACAACGGGCAGAAGGCCTTTGTGGACCAGCTCACCTCCATCGCCCGAGATTGCGACGTTCATATCCACCTGGTCCACCACATCAAGAAGCCTGCGAACGAGGATCACGCGCCCAACAAGTACGACCTGAAGGGCTCGGGGGCCATTTCTGACCAACCCGACAACATCGTGCTGGTCTGGCGGAACAAGCCGAAAGAGCGCAAGCGCGAGGAGGGGAAGCTCACGCCCGAGGAGGACGCGCGCGACCCCGACGCCATCCTCATTTGGGACAAGCAACGCAATGGCGAATGGGAAGGCCGGATCGGCCTCTGGTTCGACAAGGCCAGCCAGCAGTACCTGGGTCTGCACGGCGCAGAGCCGCTGCTTCTCTACATCGACCCGAACGAGTAAGCCATGAAGAACCCTTCTGAACGCAGCCTGCAGGTGCTGGCCTTCATGCGCGAGTTCTTGGCCGAGAACGACCAGCTGCCGCCGGCGTGCGCCATTGCCAAGCACTTCGGCTGGGCTTCTGCCAACGCCGCACAGGAGCACATCAACTCGCTGCGCGGGCACGGCCTGGTTGAGACCAATGCCTGCGGAAAGCTGCGCTTCGTCCGCGCCACCGCTCAGGAGACCGCTCAATGACCCAACCCGTCACCATCGTGCTGCCCTATCCGGTGTCTGCCAATCGCTACTGGCAGACCCGCGTGATCCGCAAGGGCGCGACCAGCATGGCCATGACCTACGTCTCGACCGAGGCCAAGGCGTTCAAGGAAAAGGTGGGCTGGCTTGCCAAGGCTGCCGGCGTGCGCAGCCCCATCGCCGGCCGCGTTGCCATCGCCTACACCCTGCACCCGCACCGGCCCCAGGACTGGGCGCGCCGGGCGAAGCGCGACCCCATGGCCTGGGACGACACCGTGCAATGCATCGACCTGGACAACGCCCAGAAGGTGCTGCTGGACGCGCTTAAGGGCGTGGCCATCGAGGACGACCGCTGGGTGCGCAGCATCAACGCCCAGCGCGGCGAGCCGGTGGAGGGCGGCAAGCTGGTCGTGACCATCACCTCGCTGGCCGTGGCCACCGCGCCCGTGCCGGAGCAGGGTGACCTGCTGGGAGCGCTGGCATGACCACGACCATCACCCTGGACGAAATCAAAGCCCGGTGCGAAGAAGTCGGGGAGTGCTGGCTCTGGCAAGGCGCCACCAGCGACAACGGCTATCCCATCATGAAGCGCGGCGGAGGACCCTGCCTGCTTGTGCGCCGCGTGGTCGCTGACATCAAGGGCACGCCGCCAGCCGCCCGCCAGCCTGTGGTCGTGACCTGTGGCGAGAAGTGCTGCTGCAATCCGGCCCACGTCCGCCTCTCGACCGTCAAGAAGGTGGCTGAAGCAGCCGCGAAGGCTGGCGCGTATTCGAGCATCGACCGCTGCGCGAAGGTGGCAAAGGCTCGCCGCGCAGCCCCTGGTGCAAAGCTGGACGCGAAGGTCGCCCACCACGACCTGGTGCAGCGGCTGGAGACCGGCACGGCCACCGTGACCGATTTGTGGGACTGGATCGAGACCGGCTTCACCTACAGCCAGATGTTCCGCCTGCTCTGGGAAGACGGCGAGCCCCTGACGCCCGAAGCTGAGGCAGCCATCGCCGCCCAGCTCAACACCTACCCGGCCGTGCGCGCGCGCCTGCGGGCCAAGAAGCGCGTGGGCCTGTCCGGGCCTGAGCTGCAGATCGCGCGCCAGGCCGCCCAGGTCTTCGACGGCCTCATCGACCTGGATCGCAACGGCATCGCCGTGGCCGCCGTGCAGTGGTCCGATCAGCAGATGGTCCAGATCCGCAAGCACCTTGGTTGATCAAAAATAGGAGCACAGAAATCATGTTTGAAGCCTTGGCGCACGACACCGAGCGGATGCTCAACCAGGCACTGAACGACATCCTCGCCGACTGGCACGCTTGGCAACTGGCCGACGGCATGGCCGAGGGATACCCAAGCCGCTCACCATCCTGCGTGGTTGGCCCGGCCGGTGGCGGTGACGATGGACCGGACATGGAGACCGTGGACGCCGTGATCGATGCGATTCCCCAGCCGCACCGCACAGCCCTGTCTTTCGCAGCACGCAACCTGCACTGCCGCGCCGAGGTCTGGAACAGCCCCAGGCTCCCAGAGAACTGGGCCGAGCGCCAGATCCTGCTGATGGAGGCCAGGAACATGCTGGCCCGCGGCCTGATGGATCGCGGTGTGTTGCACTGAACGAAAAACCGTAGCAGAATGAGCCCCGGGACGTTGCGTCCAAAAACAGAGCCCTGGCCTAAATCGCCAGGGCTTTTTCATTGGCCCCTGAAGAGGGCCATCACGCAGGCCGGTTGGTGGGCACGCGCCTTGGAGTGGCCCGCCCCGAGAGTACGCTGTAGATAGTATCTGCAGGGGCCAGCCGGCCGCCGTGATGGTGAATGCGGAGCCTGATCCGCCACACTGGTTCGACGCGACGCCGCAAGGCGCCCCAGGCAAATCAATCGTGTCACGCACCCGGGATCAGGAGGGTGCCACCACAAGCGCTGAAAGTGCGACAAGCCACCTGGGTGCAAGGCCCCGGGAACAACACCAAGCCTCGATTGCTCGCGCAGTCGGGGCTTTGTCGTTTGCGCCCGAACCAGCCGGGACGCGCGCTGCGGGATTGGCGCGCGGGAATGTCTCGCCACAAGCTGCGGAGCTGGTCAGCGAACGGCATCCCCCCAGCGCCCCAGCAGGCGTAAGTCCGATGGGGTGACTATCAACACGGCCTCGCTGACGCGGGGCCATTTCGTTTCCGCCACCGCTCGGGCGCATCCACCACGCCTCACACGCCAGGGACGCCTTGCCCGCAGCGGTGGCACCTATTCAAGAGTCTCTGAATTGATGCCGGATGGACTGAAGGTGCGCGATGAGGGCGTCCAGTTGCTGCTTTGTCACGGCAATTGGGTAGCCGCCCTGAGATGCGCGCAAGACGTCGTGGTGGTCCACGTACATGAGGTACTGCTCCACGTAGGGGACATAGCCCGACAGACCCATCGCCTCCATGTTGGCGATATCTAGCACGTCTTCATCAATGGTCACTTGAATTGGCCTCATCAATTCGCCTCCTGGTTAAAGAAGGCAATTATGAATTGCTGGGCACCTTTCTCCATTCCGCAGAAAGAACACATATGGCACTCACCCCAAAGCAAGAGCGCTTTGCGGCCGAGTACCTGATCGACCTGAACGCAACCCAGGCCGCGACCAGGGCCGGCTACAGCGCCAAGACAGCGGCATCGCAGGGCGAACGACTGTTGAGGAATGTTGAAGTAGCCAAGGCCATCCAGGCGGCCCAGGCGGCTCGCTCCGCGCGCACCGAGATCACCCAGGACATGGTGCTGCGTGAGTTGGCCAAGATCGGCTTCAGCGACATCCGCAAGGTGGTGCGCTGGGGAACGACGGAGCTGTGCACGAATGAAGGCAAGGACGGCGAGGCGGTGACGGAGCCGTATCACGGCCTGCGCCTGGTGGCGGCCGATGAGATCGATGACGACACCGCCGCCGCGATCGCCGAGGTGAGCGAGGGCCGCGACGGGCTCAAGGTCAAGTTCCACGACAAGAAGGGCGCCCTGGTGGACATCGGCCGGCACATCGGCATGTTCAAGGACCGCGTGGAGCACACCGGCAAGGACGGAGGCCCCGTGGAGGTGGTCCACATGACGCCGGAGGCTATCCGGAAGGTGATGGAGCAAGATGACTGCTGACGAAAGCATCCGGGCGGCCATGTGCAAGGCTGATGGCCTGTACTTCGCCCGGTACTTCTTCAAGCAGCGCATGGGCGCCAAGATGATCGTGGCGCCTCACCACAAGGTGATCCAGGAGACCCTGGACCGCGTGGTGGCTGGCGAGATCACGCGGCTGATCATCAACATCCCGCCCGGGTACACGAAGACCGAGCTGGCGACGATCAACATGATCAGCCGGGGCCTCGCCCTGAACCCGCGCGCGCGCTTCCTGCACCTGTCCTACTCGCACAACCTGGCCCTGCTGAACTCGGGCACGGCCCGCGCCACGGTGAAGTCGGCCGCGTACCAGGGCATGTGGCCCATGACGCTCAAGGACGACTCCGACAGCAAGGCCATGTGGTGGACGGAGCACGGCGGCGGGGTGTATGCCTCGTCGGCCGCCGGCCAGGTCACTGGCTTCCGGGCCGGGCACATGGAGCCGGGCTGGCAGGGCGCGCTGATCATCGATGACCCGGTCAAGCCCGACGACGCCTACAGCGAGACGGTGCGGGACGGGGTGAACAAGCGGTTCAACGAGACCATCAAGAGCCGCCTGGCCATCGAGACGACCCCGATGGTGGTGATCATGCAGCGCATCCACTACCACGACCTGAGCGGCTACTTGCTGCGCGGCGGGTCTGGGGAGCAGTGGCACCACCTGAACCTGCCGGTGCTCATCGACAACAGCGAGGCGTACCCCAGCGAGAACACGCACGGGATACCCATCGCGCACGGCCTGCCGGATGGCTGGCTCTGGCCGTTCAAGCACAACGAGACCCACCGGGCCGCGCTGTTCTCGCACCGGAGGACGGCAGAGGCCCAGTACATGCAGCGGCCGCGCCGGTTCAACGCCGAGGGCGCGCTGTGGACTGAGCAGCTGATCGCCGCGGCGCATGCCCTGCAGATCAAGATGGAGCGCCACCGTTGTGTGGTGGCCATCGACCCGCAGGCGACCAACAGCGACGAGAGCGACGAGACCGGCATCGTGGCCGCGAGCGCCTACGGCTCGGGCGACAAGCGCCAGTTCTCGGTGGACGGCGACTACAGCGGCAAGTTCAGCCCGGCCGGCTGGGCCAAGAAGGCCATGGTCGCCTACGAGCAGCACCAGGCAGATGCCATCGTCATCGAGACGAACCAGGGCGGTGACATGGCAGAGGACACGCTGAAGAACGCCGGTTTCAAGGGCCGCGTGCTCCGCGTGCACGCCAGCAAGGGCAAGTTTGCCCGGGCTGAGCCCATCTCGGCCCTGTACGAGCAGGGCAGGGTGTCGCACCAGGGCGCCCTGTACACGCTGGAGAACCAACTGATGGAGTACGTCCCGGCTACGGCGAAGAAGTCGCCTGACAGGCTGGACGCCATGGTCTACGCAATTACGGAACTGGGTGGCGGCAGCTACTCGTGGAGAGGCTTCTGATGGGCATCATCAAAAACATGGCTGATGGGCTCGTCAACATCGTGGCGAACCTGGGCACCGGCCGCGACAAGGCGGCGCACAACCACTACGTCGTGACGCCCTGGACTCCTCAGCAGCTGGAGGCGATCTACCGGACCTCCTGGCTGGCCAGGGCCATCATCGACTACCCGGCCGAGGATGCGACCCGTAAATGGCGGCAGTGGCGCGCCGAGGCGAAGCAGATCACCAAGCTCGAGCGCCTGGAGAAAAAGCTACACCTCAAGCGCCGCGTGCAGGATGCAAAGACGGCCGCGCGGCTGTTCGGCGGGGCAGCGATCTACCTGAACACCAAGACGGCGAAGCAGGAGCTTCCGCTTCAGGTGGGGAAGGAGGAGATCAGATCCCTGGTGGTGCTGACCCGGAATAGCCTGTCCCCTGATCCAGTGGTGCTGAACATCAACAGCGACTACTACGGCCGGCCGGAGTTCTACCGGCTGACCAGCGGCGCAAACGCTTCGCAGGTCGTGATCCACGCCAGCCGCTTGGTGATCTTCCAAGGCACCACGGTGCCCAGCGATCCCAGCACGGCCACCGTGCAGCAAGGCTGGGGCGACAGCGTGCTGCAGTCCACCATGGATGCCATCCAGCAGATGGACAGCACCATGGCCACCCGGGCCTCCCTGGTCTTCGAGGCCAAGGTGGACGTCCTGAAGTTCAAGGGCTTCGCCGAACTTCTGGCCGACGAGAGCAATGACGCCCCGGTCACGCGCCTGTACGGCCGCGCCGCCGTGGGCCTGTCTGGCTCCGGCGACGGCGACGAGCGCGTGTACTTCG